ATCATTATTCAAGTTATTATTTTGAACCCCATCTTTTAATCTATTATAAAATGTTTCTCCAATACCCTCTTGCAAGTATGTATCTTGAGCTTGAATAATATATGGGGAAATCTTATCATCATCCACGTTATCTTCAATCGGTGTATTTTGACGAAGATATGTGGTTGATATAAAATATACTTTAGGTGTGAAACTCATAACATTAATTATTATAGTCGTCGTATTGTTTATCCTTGTCTACCTTTGAATCAGCAACTTCCAATGGTTCAGGTTCATTTGTTAACATACCTGATTTATCTGCTGATGTGTAATCCAAATAAGTTATTTTCTCAGTAATACCAATGGTCTTTAATAGTCCATTTAAAGCCTCTTCAATTTGATTCTGACGTATTGCTATGTAATATGTCTGAAACTCTGCCATAAGTTCTTTTCTCTCTTCTGATGACCCCAATTTACCAGGAATGAATGATACCAATTGCACTGGCATCTCATGTGCTTGGGTAATATTCTTTTCAACCATCTCTTGTAACATGATAAATCTATCATCACTGTCATTTAATTGAATTGGGATTAATTCAGGTTTTTGGTCACCACCATCAGAATATGTTAAAATAATCTTACCACTATTCTCAGAACCTTTATAGTTACGTTGGAACTCTCTGAAGAACTGATTCTGTTCATCTTGAGTTGGGATTCCTGTTGCAAAGTTTAAGATGAAACTTGGGGCATATCCCTGACGTACTTGATTAATGTGGAACTGACCAATTTGATAATCTAAATCAACATAGTTAATCGCAGTTGAATAGTTAGGAATTGGATATAAATGTGTGTGAGCAGGATTAGGTTCAATATAATAAATCAATTGACGACCAGTCCTATCCTTTGGGTCAAATTTCTTAATGTATTGAGGTTCATTCTCTTCTTTCTTGTAGTTACCCCAATCAGGTGAATACCAATAATAATCGGCATCCTCTTCTTTTTCTTTTAAACCAATTCTAATGGTATGTACAGGGACATATTTCAAATCAAATGAAGTTCCCTCTCTATTCCAAATAACTTCAAGACAAAAACCATTATAGATTTCAAAATCCTTTGAAACATACAATGATAATCTTTCAAGATTATTTCTCTCAGCCCATTCTTTTAGTCTTGGGTCAACGATTGGTTTATAACCAAAACCAACGGACATTTTTACTTTTTTATTAATAATAGCTTTAGCTAATGGTGAACCATAATTGTTATATAGATTTAACAAAAATAGGGGATATAAGTTATCAACACCAAAACTAATGAAATGGTAGTCACCCTTTTTTTCGTATTTATATATTGGTGCAACGTAAGCCTCATTAAAATTGAATACTTTAACTGGTATTCCTTGTTTTACTTCTTGTTCTTCCATAATTTATTTTTTATTCAAATACATATTCTGTTTGTCCTGTGGCAACATATGTTGTTGGAGTTGTTGTACCAGAACCATATAATGTGGCTAAACCACTCTCCACGACATCATTAACTGTCAATGCAGACACTGAAAGGGTGTTACCTGTGTTTTGATATACCTTGTAGTTATAAGTTCCCTCAGGTAAGTCGTATGGGGTTAAATCAATGGGAAAATAATTATATCTGTCCACATTGGTTGTTGTATCCCCTGTTAAGAATAACAAAGTCTCATTGGTTAATTGTTTTGATGTCAATTCCAATATATAGGTAGTTGCACTCAAAGGGAATGTTGTCTTTTCCTCTAAGGTGAAAGGTACCGAAGTTGTTTGATAGTTTGCTATTGTTATCATCATTGTTAAATATTATTTTGATTTTTTTGTTTATATGTTGTAGTTTTTTTAGAATTTACTTATATTTATATATATGACTATACTTGAAAAATGTAAATTATTTGAACAATGGGGTTACACTTACAACCCCAAAACAGGAGAAATCTTTGGGATAAAGGGAAATCCTGCAATAAGAAAAGGTAAGGATGGATATATAATTCTTCGTTATAAAAAACAAAAACCATATTTTAATTTAATGGGTCACCATTTTGCTTGGTATATGGTATATGGTGAAAAAGAAATGGACTTTGAAATGTTAGACCATATCAATCATATAACAAATGATAATAGAATTGATAATCTTAGAAAATCTGATAATATCAGAAACCAATATAATAGACAAAATGTGACTGGTGTTAGTTGGAATAAGAGAGATAAACTATGGTATGCAAGAATTAAAGTAGAAAGAAAACCAATACACTTGGGATGTTTTAAAAATGAAATGGATGCAAGAAAAGCTTATCTTCAAGCTAAAGAAAAATATCACATATTCTTTGATTAATTGAATTATTTGTTGTACCTTTGTATTGTAATAAAACCAAAATTATGACTAATATTGATATAGCTTACAACATTTTTACAAACCACAAGTTTATTCAGTTGGGGAAATTTGAAGTGATTCCCGAAGCTTTTAGATTCTATCAAGTAAATCCTGATAACTACAAAAGATTTTTTGAGTTACTAGATGGTCTTGATTTGAAAGAGTTTTTGAATTTTTGTGTTGATAATTTCACAAAAAAAGAATTGGAATTAATTAGAAAAGAATTACTAACCTTTTACGAAATTGTATATGACACAATTTGATATTGATACATTCTACGAAGAATTATTCAATGACCCTGATTTCATTGCATATGAGGAACAAAAACGAATTGAGTGGATGGATTACATGGATAAAGAATATGAACGTCTACAAAATGAAAAAAACCCCCAAGAAGGGGGTTTTAATATGACAACAAATCTTATAGATTTGGAATAAAGAAATTAAGGTATAATTGTAATACCGTTATTCAATACGTCTTCGTCAAGTAAGAAAGCTCCATTAGCGGTCTTCCAAGTGATAGTCATGTTTAAACCATTCATATCACCCAAAGCAGTACCAAGTGATGCTTCACCTGCAGTTGCTCTACCTGCTGATTCTAATCCTAAGAAGTAGTAATCACCAGCGTTAGATTTAACAACCGCAAATAAAGGAGCTCTACCCAACTCAACCATTCTGTTTCTAACGTTACAATCAAGTCCGATTAATTTTATTGTCAAAGCAGATTCATAGAACACGGTACCGTTTTCACGAGAAAACTGACCAGTCTGTGATAAACCTGCAAATTCTATGTCTTGTTCGAAAGTGTAAGCTGAAAAACCAGGAGTAGTGATACCAGTGATAATACCACAAGAATCTTGAGTATATCCTGTTCCGATATCTTCCCACTCACCAATCCATACTTTCTCAACACCACCGATAGATGAACATCCAAGAACATAACCATCTGTTAAGGAACATGTAAAAGCCATTTTATATTTTTGTTTTTATTTTTAGTTTATTTTTTTTTATAAAGGGGGGTTATTCACCCCCCATTGTTAATTAAAGTTGGAAAAATACAACGAAGTCCCAGAAAGCTGCGTTTACACCTGACTTCCATTTAGAACTCATTCTAACCTCCTGATTGTCTAATGAATACCACAACTCGAAGTTTTCGTAGTCATTTAACAAGTCTGTACCGAAGTACATGTTAGATTTAGATGATAAGAACATCTTATCAGTTCCATTTAAACCTCTTACTGCGATTGCTCTTACGTTAGTACCAGGAATCATTTGAGAGAAAGTTTCTCCCTGATTTTCAGCACCTGTGTAGTGGAATAAGTTAGCATTTCTCAATGCCAATGCATACAATCTGTAAGTGTCATAACCCATGTAAAGGTATAGGTCATCCATGTCGATGATGTCAGTAGGGATTACTGATACCATGTCATCAACTAAACTGATGATGTTTGCAGCTGTGATAGCAGTTGCTGAACTGATGTTACCTGTAACTACAGAACCTGAGTAAGTTGCTCCTGTAGCTAAAGAAATAAATCCTGTACATAAAGCGTTGTTACCAGTTGAACCTGTATCACCTTTCCAAATCAAGTCATCAAGTAAAGCTGAGATTTGAGAAACTTTCTCTTCAGCGTACAATTGCTCGAAAGGAATCTGTGTGTTATATGAACCTGGGTTCATTAATGACTGAGTGTAGTACTGCTCTAAAGTGTCAAGACAAATAGATTCTTGAACTTTTAGGGGACATACCACCAAATCATTTTGTGTTAAAATAGTTGAACCTGAATTTGTGAATCCACATCCACCTGCTTGTGCTTGTAAAGTAGAAGACAACAAGTTGATTGATGCTGATGATTTGATATCAGGTTGAACTGTCAAAAATTGAGTGGAACGACCACCCAATACCATTTTCTTGATTAATGCCATACGCTCTTGATTTACGTAAGCTGTTAATCCTGCGACGTTTAAACTCATTTTTTTATTGTTTTAATTTTAGTTTATTGTTTATTTTTTTTATTTTGAACCAAAAAACTTTAACTTACCCTCTTTAGATGCTGTTCTTGAGATGGTTGGGTTTGAGTTTGTGATTGAGGTTGCTGATGGTTCAGCAGCAAACTTTTTGAACTTCTCATCAAGTTCTTTGTTTTCGTTTTTCATTGACTCGAATGATGTCTTTAATTCATCAACCATTGCTTTCAATGACTTAACTGCTTCAAACATAGATTTCATTTCTTCGTCATCACCTTCAGCGATTTCTTCAGTTTTCTTAGTCTCAATTTCATTGATAAGACCCTCAGCATCAACGTAAAGGATAACTCCGTCTACTGTCTCATGACGACCTTCAGGTGCATTTACAAATTTACCTTCAGCGTCTTTAACTTCAACTTTATCTCCAATAGCGATTTGGTCACCAGCAACGATTACACGAACTTCAGTACCATCAGCCAATTTAGTTTCTACAACACCTTCCATTTCTTCTTTTTTCTTTTCTTCGATAACGTCAGTGTCTTTTTCTTCTTTAGCCATGTTTTCTTCTGCTTTGTATTCGTTTATTTCTTTGATTTCACCAGCTGCAACTACAATGCTCTTACCGTTGTCAAGTAAATAATTTCCATCAGCTAAAGTAGTTTCTTGGCCACCAACGACCTCCACAACTTTTTCTCCTACTGATAAACTATCACCCATACAACGAATAATCTCACCAGTAACTGCGGTGTAATCGTTAGCCATCTTTTCTTGTGCGAAAAGTTCTTTAATTTTGGCTATGATGTTAGATTTAGTACTCATAATCATTTTTAATTATATTAGGTTTATTTTTGTTTAATGTGCTTGTTTTATTGATTTAATTCTTTGGTAAAGCCAACCATTTTCTTTAGGGATTTAGCAAAGTCCACAACTCTATCTGTAAGACCTTTACCTTTAATCCATTTAACTTTTTCATCTATTGAACTGTATTCAATCCATATTAAAACTGTTGAGAAGAACTTGGTGAATGCCCAATCGAACCAAATATAGTTTCTCATAATTTCATTCACAATGAATCTATCAATTAAATATGTAACTACTAATACGGTAAAATAAATTAATAATTTTCTACATAACCCCAATCTTGTTTTTCTACTTGTAATCTGTTCTCCAATCTCTTTAGCATACCAACGACCTACAAATGTGTCAATGATTGCAAATAAGGATACAATTAATGCCAGTGGGGCTAGTGGGGCTACAAATGCCAAAAATATTGCTAAAGCTTTATTCATTACTTAATGTTTAAAAGGTTTTTAATTTTTTCTTCTTTTATTGAATCTTTATCATTTCCATCAACGATTGCTTGAATCTCTTTTGCAATTCTTTCAATCATATCATCTTCATATTTCTCAATGAAGAATCCTTCAAGTGAAAAACCGTTATATTCAGACTTTTTCACCTTTTCCCATACTTCATCATTCTCAACATAAAATGTTGCAACCCAAGAACCCTCAGGTAGGTCAGGGAATACATTACTACTGTTTCTATCACCAACAATATAAGATTCCATCATATATACACCATCTTTGAATTCTTTTGAATCATGATTGGTATTAACATTGTGAATTTTATTTTCCTTGAAGTATTTTCTCATCATTTTCTCAATGGTATCCTTTGAGAACTTAACATAGTACTTACCTAAATCAGGACTAAATCTTAAGATTGGGGTTTCAGCTAACATTACTGGTGCTGTAACCAATCTCTTCTCATCATTAAGGTCTTTGAATTCATATTTTGAAAATGGTAACATTCTCAATTCATTATTGATTTGTTCCATCTTACGTATAGCCCAATTAATCCCTTCGTCTCCACCCCATGCATCCCACATCAATCCACCACATCCTTCATCATAGGGAACATCTTTGTTCTGTTGATGTCTTTTAAATGATGCCATTCTGGCGATTGTGTCAACTGAAATTCTACGATTATTACACAACTGCGATGCTCTTGTCCACCCTACTCTTGTTCCACAACCTGTATCCCCTACTTTATCTCTATAATTAATTGCTCTACATGCATTTTCTGATGCTGCTTTGGGATAGTCATTATAAGATACTTCAATCTTTTGGAATATAGCCCATTTTACTTCTGTGGCGGGATTATCTACGAAAGATAGGGCATCCATTCCCTCATCCATTTTATCTTCATCAAAATCCAAATATAAAATTGGTTCTTCCATGAATTTATATATATTTTTAT